GTAAATGGCCTGTGGTCAGCATTCCGAATGGCGCTACGAGTGCCAAGTCAGCCTTCAAGGATAACCTTGAGTGGCTTGAGAGGTTTGAACGTGTGATCATCATGTTTGACCAAGACGATGTCGGTATCAAAGCTGCCAATGAGTGCAGTCAGATTCTGTCAGTCGGAAAGGCCAGAGTGGCTCACCTGCCTCTCAAGGACGCCAATGAGATGCTTGTCGCTAACAGGCGTCAGGAACTAAAGGATGCCATCTGGAACGCCAAGGAATGGCGACCTGACGGCATCGTCAATGGCACTGATTTATGGGACACAGTAACCAAGGTAGAGGACTGCGAGTCGCACCTGTATCCTTGGGCTGGACTGAATGAACTTACCAGAGGACTTCGCTTAGGAGAGATCACCACACTCTGCGCTGGCTCTGGTATCGGCAAGTCAGCCATCTGTAAGGAGGTAGCGTACCATCTACTATCATGCCAGCAGACGGTAGGATATGTAGCCCTTGAGGAGTCAACGAAACGTACTGCACTCGGCCTCATGGGACTGCACCTCAACAAACCCATCTACCTGAACCCAGAGGAAACACCAGAAGAGGAACTGAAGGAAGCGTTCGACGCTACTGTGGGTTCGGGTAGATATTTTACCTACGATCATTGGGGGTCTGTTTCAGAAGACAACCTGTTATCTAAAATAAGATATTTAGTAACAAGTGTTAACTGCAAAATAATTTTCCTTGATCACATTAGCATCGTGGTGAGCGGCATGGAGGGCGGTGATGAA